TGGTGTTTGTCCATCGCCTCCAGCAGTTCATTGTGGTGGTCGGTGCTAAATGCCGCAGCGTAAGTCTTTCGCTCCAGGAGGTATAGCACATTGCTGTGCTTGCCATCCATACGGTTGAAATCCTTGTTGCTTCCGGACACTTGAGCCCCCTGAGCTACTTCCGTAACACGGTCAGCAACTTCTTTTGGGGTTTTACCGAACGCATACCAACGTTGAGGTTTCATTACCTCGTCGGTAAAAGCGTACATATAACGTGCGTAATCCCTCTTGTCAGGCCCACAAATAGTGGATATGCCCCGGGGATCATTTACGCGTCCATACGCTTCACGTTTGATGAACTGTCTTGTAACACCTGTCGAATCGGTGTTCTCAGCTTCAGCCAAAATCGCTCTCTGGCTGGGTCGTGACTGCCTGTTATAAACTTCATCAACGTCGACAGGATCTAAGGTGTGGCGCTGTTCAGCCGGGATGAGGAATCCAATAAATTCGTCCATCGTGTCCAACATAAACTTGCTCACGGGCAGCTCTTTCGCAGTCTGCTCCTTGACCCTTTTGTCAACCATCCGCTCCTCATTGTTAAGGCACACATCAGGGACGAACCCACCGTGCACCAAAGGAGCCATGAATGCTTTCATACCAGCCTTTGCGTCCTCGTCATATTCTGCAGGGCGTCGCACCCATTGGAATCGTCTCACAGCTTCCACCAACGAAACTCTCTCCTTCGTCGGCGCTTTGCTGAGATGAAACTCCAACAGTACTTCACTCGCCACCTTCGCAACCTTGCGACCTTCCTCATCAACATCCAGCTTTGACAGCACAGATGCACGGGTTAGTTTGCCAGAGATAGTTCGTGCCGTACTGGCAACGATGCTATCCACGCTTGCGGGTACGCTGCTTGAGGCATACTCACCGGCTATGCCAGTAACTACCTCCAGCCCTCCCGGCTTATTAACGTAAAACCTGACGAACTTCTCCGTAATGGGGTTGAACCTACGCAGTGGTTTTGCTTGGACCCTGTTCCTGGCCAACCAAACCATAATCGGATTCCTGGTGCGCACTAGCGGTGCAAGAAGCACAAGCTGATGGTCTGGGCCCATCTGCCTGCGTTCAACCGCGTAGCACGCCATGGCGATATCAATGCCAAAGAGTTTCGTTGTCACTCTCAGACTATCACCATCCCAATTCCAAATATGGTGGCTATACTGGCCACCACCCGCAACACCATACTCCACCTGCCCGTCGGCTAAGAAGCGGTAATGATAATCACCACTATCCTTGCCAGCACTGGATGGAACCAGCGTATAAAACTGGTATGGTTGGAAACGTTCCACGAGCATTTCTTCGAGGTCATCGACATAATAGTCCACATCGACCATTGATATGATGTCTCTCGGCTCGGGATTGAATCCGGTTGCAGGTGCCATGAGGTCCTTTGCCCAGAAGTACGTTCTTGAATACGCCCTTCCGGATCTAGCATCAGCGCCGCTTCCTTGGTAGTAGAAGGCCTCCCTTCCTACACCGTCAGCGACACGCCGCATAAGCAGGCTTGCAGTCGAGCGTTCAGCCGCGCTTGCGCCATGTGTGTGATTAGGTAACACATCCGCAGGCTTGACTTCAGCTCGATGAAACTCAGACTTGAGCACCAGTGCGTCAGCTCTGGTACTCTCACTCGCTTCGCTCAACCACTTGTTTACTTCCATGTCAACAAATTCGTTGGACATTTGGTACCACAAGTAGGAGCAGCCGGAGACAATGCCACCAACGG